CCAGTGGTCACAAAGCTGGTGCCAGTGATAGTCGTGCCAGTAACAGCCGCAGGGGTGCTGCCGCCTATCACAGTGCCGTCGATGGTGCCGCCGTTGATGTCAGCAGTGTCAGCAACAAGGCTGTCTATGTTGGCAGTGCCATCAATATACAAGTCTTTCCACTCGGAGCCAGAAGCACCCAAGTCATAGGTGTTGTCCGCAGAAGGAATAATGTTAGAGGCCACATCGGCGGTAATTGTCACAGTGTCCGTGGCGGCATTGCCGAGTGTGGTGTTGCCGTTGACTGTCAAATTTCCTGAAATAGTTGCAGCATCTGCAGCAAGAACATCAATGTTTGCTGTACCATCAATGTACAAATTACGCCACTCAGAACCTACAGCACCCAAGTCATAGGTGTTGTCAGCAGAGGGGATAATGTTAGATGAAACATCAGCAGTGATTGTCACAGTGTCCGTTGCGGCATCGCCCAGCGTGACATTGCCTGTAGCCGTCAGAGTGGTGAAAGTGCCAGCGCCAGCAGATGCGCCGCCAATGGTCACACCATCAATTGACCCACCATTGATGTCAGTCGTAGTCAATACAGACGAAGCAAGAGTAACAACACCAGTACTGTCTGCAATAGAACCTGCAGCAGTGCCATCCTTGGCTTTGATGTTTGTCACTTCGATATTGGTCGTGTCTACTGTGGTAGCATTCACAGTGGTGAATGTGCCAGCAGCAGGTGTAGTGCCACCAATGGTCGTACCATCAATATTACCAGCGTCAATGTCTACAGTATCCAGATTGGCTGTACCGTCTACATACAAGTCTTTCCATTGCAGAGATACACTGCCAAGGTCATAGGTGTTATTCGTCTTAGGACGAAGCTCTGTCGCAGTTGACACATATTCCTGTGCAGGGCCAGTAACCTCAATAGGTGCGCCCTCACCAGTTGTGCCATCATGTGTGTGTCCAGTAGCTGCATCAAATGCTGACTGAACTGCGTCAAACTCGCCGTCCAGATCGGAAGCATTGATTACGTTACCATCTGCAATGTTGTTGACGGTATCGTTACGAGTGTAACCTGTGCCCATTAGAGAGTTCCTTACTGTCTGTCGTTTGTCGCAAATTCAATGGTGATTGCGTCTAGTGAAAATGGAGGATCAGTGCTTTCAAAGACATACTGAAGACTAAATGTAAAACCAGAGCCTACGAGTTGACTTGTGAAAGCATATCTTAGTTTGCCCCCGAATATCCCTGTACCGTATGTGCTAACCCCGTAGAACGATGCAACCCCTGTTGTATTCGTCAGTGCGATAGGCTGGGGTTGAGCAAGGTTAGGTTCATCAAAGTCTAACTTGGGTGTCACTGTACCTGTAATAGACCCTTCAGGGTCCAGATAGGTTGTCAGCTTATAGAAAGTCTTTCTAAGCCTTGGATCAGATACTGCAACGAATGGAGTGGAGTAAAATGCTCTAATCATGTCACCATCAAAGCTATTGCCTGATTCCATTCTGTATACGTAACCATCCCTGTTGGCAAAGATGATGACCTCACCCTGAGCCTCACTGGAGTATACACTGTCTGCAACATACACCAGTATGCCACGAGTCTCTGCCCATGCCATACCCTGAGCAGTCTGGTCTGCAAACTGTGTGGCTAGAATGCCTGCAGCAGAATCCTCTGTTACACTGGCAGAGTAACCAAACATACGATACTGGTTCTTGGATCTAATAACACAGGATGCGAAGCTGGTGTTGGCACTGACAAGTCTGTTAGCTTCAGACTGAATAGGTCTTGATGCCACAGCCAAACCAAAGTCACCAATGCGATCAGTTGCACTCAGAAGCCTAACACCGTCAGGCCCAAGGAATGCAATGTCACCACCAACTTCCTGTATAGTATCCTCTCTTACGCAACCAATGTCAAGTGAAATCGGTTGAAGCGTAAAGTCAGATATCGTATTTCCAACCAGTCTGTGAATCTTGCTGGTGCTGAAGATAATCAACTGCTCACGGAAAACAATCAAACCAGTGATCGTGTGAGGGATAGTGATTACACCAGCACCATTAGCAGCACTAAAGTCGGAGTCTGTATAGGGTGCAGTAAAGGTAAGCTGATTGCCCTTAGCAAAGAACAAGTGGCTTTTAAATTCTTTTACGTGATCAGCCCCAACAACATCTGAGGGTGCTGCATCCAAAACTGTAAAAGTTGTACCATCATACTTGCAGGGTGCATTCGTACCGTCAACAACCATGATGCGAGAAGTGCCAGTAAAGTTGTATCGCACAAAGCGATGCTTGCCACCAGCACTGCGGTCTGTACTTAAGAATGTCACAGCAGCATTGTCTGCAGGTGATGTAGCCAGTGCTGGGCTGATTGTCAGTGCTGCATCACCATTAGTCACAGTAACTGCATTGGTGATCGTATAAACCTTCTCAATGCCAGCGACAGTAAATGTGTCACCAATCTGAGGTGTAGCTGTCAGTCCATCAACATTGAGAGTTGTACCAGTCTGACTACCACCATCAACAAGAACAGTGCCATAGTCAGGTGTGTTGATCCTAGTCCAGCCAGTGCCAGACGATTCCCACAAGTCTGCATTACGATATGCAACAGCCTTCTGCTTGAAGTAGATAATGCATTCAATCAAGTCTACTGTGTTGTTCGTAAAAGTGACTGCTGCTTTGTCTGCAGGAGAGCTATCCAAGGACGTAGACAGAGTAAGTGTTGCAGTCTTTGCGTTAGAATCAAAGGTTACTGAAGATACTGTGTATGTACCTGTTACACCAGTAATCGTGAGAGTATCACCATTTACAGGAGTAACAAAGATATTGGCAAGAACAAGAGATGTACCTGTTTGACCACTACCCTGAACAACAGGTTCACCATACAGAGGAACAGGATCTTCATCAAACTTGTTGTAGCCTTCAATGCGACGATAGCCACCCTCAATAGAAGGCTCAAAGTTTGTCAAGGATCGTGCAGAACCCGGAAAGTTTATACCTTGCTGAAGGGGGCTGACATTGGTAATCAACCCACCCCGCATCTCAACAGGAAATGTCTGCCACTGTGTAGGCATTAAGCAACTCTAGGATTAGAGATATAACCACCACCCAAGATACGGGTATCTCTCACGTAGTCGTACCTGTTGATATAAAGGGTTCTCATGTCTTTGATACCCTCTTCAAATCTTTGAAACTGAATACTAGCATCCTGAGTATTACCACGGAACAAATAGGCATGATACATTGCACCGTCGATGATCACATAACGGAACTGCTCAGGAATGCTGGGAACGTCTGTAGCACCGATCAGGTCAACAGGAAGTCTGTAGTATTCGTAGACTAACTCATAGGCATTGTCAGGTGCAGGATATACACCATAGCCTTGATTTGGAGTACGAAAGACTAGGCGAGGAATAGTACGAATGCCAGTGTTACTAGTGTTGTACTCATCGTCTACATATCTTCCCAAATATTCTTCGTAGGAAATGATCTTCAGCTTCTGAGTTTCATTACCAAATGTAGAAGACCGTTTAATTCTGAAAGAGTCAAAGTCAACTGTCTTTGTATCAGCAGGATAGCCGTAGCGAATCTCACCTGCAGTCAGAACGTCTTCCTGTTCAACATGATTGAACGGCCACTCAAATGCAGACCGGTTGATATAACGCAGTGAGGCATTCACAGAGTCTTTTGCTGCACTGTAAAAACCAGTAACAGTAGCAAAGTTAGCAGAGGTCAACTCAACTTCGTTAAGTCTCTTGTTGATATCATTTACAAGGCCAAGGAAATCATACGCCATTTATCTCTCCTTGATCCGAAGTTTGACAACTCTCTCTGCCTGACTGCCAGAACTGTCTGTAATTCTGCAGTAGAACTTGTATTCTACGTTGTTTGTCCCACTACCAATGTTGATAGTAGTAACAGTAGAGTTATTGGTCTGAGACACATTCTGAATGCTGTTGACAGTCTGTCCTGCATTGATGGCAGTCTTAACACCAGAAGCGTCATCAACGTACCACTGAGCAGATGTGACAGTTACACCAGTACCCAAGAATCTTGACCAGTCAATGCTGTAGTCAAGTGTTTCATCAGGATCTTTATTCGGCCAGCGGTAGCTCATCTAAGTGTCCTATACTGCGTTTACTGTGCGATCTGCAGATGTTGTCTTGCGATCAACGACAATAACTGTCCTGTTTTCTTTAGGGATGTAGACCCTGCGATTCTGAGAGAAGTCAACTATTAAAACCACTCTATTCTCATCAGTAATTCTGACAGTTCTTTCTGCACTGGTTGTAGCCATTATGCAGCCCTCGAAAGGTAGATAGTTCTCTGTCTGCTGTAGGTCTCTTTAACAGCCTCAAAGTTAAACACTACGGCAGTCTGAGTCGTCGCTGTCACAGAACCTGTCATGCCAACTGAGGTAATACCTGCCGTCGTATTAAGTTTTAGGTTGCCAACAAAACCTGTTGCACTGACACTGCCAAGAGCTTCAGTAGGCTTAGGCTCAACACTGTTAATAACACCCTGTGCCTGAACACCTGTGGGGGTAACAGTGTTACTAAATGTCAGCGTACCAATACTGCCAGTAGATGCAACAAAAGCAAGTATCTCAGTGACGTTTACTTGTACTGCGTTGATATTTACTGTAGCAGTTACAGACCCAAGTTTTTCGCTGACATTTTCTTGTACAGCTTCAACAGAGCCTGTAGAAAAGACACTGGCAGAAACTATATTACTGGAGGCTGTTACAACAGGATCACCTGTCTGACCAGAACCAGCAACACCAGTTACCTTTTCCGTTGGATTAACTTGTACCGCAGAAACTTGACCTGTAGCAAAAATACCAGTGGGAATTTTTTCAGTGATGTCTACTTCAAAGCCACCAGCAGTCAGACTTTCTACAGAACCAGTTGCTACTACACTTGCAAGCGTTACAGAAAGATTAACCTGTACTGCATTTACTTGACCAGTGGCTGTTGCTTGGTCTAGGTTGCTGACAATGATCTTGCCGTATCTGGCAACACCATATACTGCTACACCATAGACCGCTGCATTGACAGTGACAGCCATAGCCGCTACCTTCTATTAGGCGATGCGGATCACAGCGTTAGAAGCATCCGCAGTAGGGAACTCAACAGTCAAGTCACCAGCAGTAGCACTGACAGTGCCACCAAAGTCAATTACAGCAATAGCCTTGTTGCCCTGAGAAGCATTGTAGATGATACAGCCATCCGTAGAGACAGTCACATCAGCAAAGACTTCATCAGTAAAGTCAACGATAGCAGTTGTACCAGAAACAGAGATGGTAGCTCCATCAAGAACCTGACCACCCGCAGAATAGTTAGTACCGCTGGCTTCATCAGAGTTTCCAGTTACATCAGAGTAATTCGTAGTAGCAGCACCATAAGTACCACTCGGTGTAGCTTTAATCAATGCAAGCTTGATGCTGTCGGTATCCAGATCATGAACACCACCAAGCAACTCCTGCTTGAAGCTTGTACACATTGCCGTTGTGATAGCCATGTCTAGTAGTCCTTCCTATATTCCATCACAGTCTGAGTTAGGATGGTATCTCTGTCTTGCCAAACTTCGGCTACAACACACTCTATGTGGGTGTAACCCTTTTCTTGTGCATAGTGAAATCTGTTGTTTCCTATGGCAACCCTGTAATCTAGATCAATCTCTACTGACTTAGAAGGGTCGTGTCTACGTTTACCTTCTTCTAGATAAACAAGGAAAGTTTCTTGCTTCCAAACTATAGGAGGCCACAGCATCCCACGTTTATCTAGAGACTTAGCTAAAGCTTCTCGAAACTTCCAGTCTAACTCTGCAGACTCATCAAGTTTCCAGTATACTTCATTCAAAGAAAAAACTCTGTGCTCAAAGCCTTCTACTTTTTTCTCAGAGTGAAGTATTCTCATGGAGTAGTGGGGGGCCACCGAAGCAGCCCCCCTCCGTTATTATGCGAGTTGATCACGAACAACTTCTGCAGCTTCCTGCTGACGACCGTCAACGGGAACAATGCAAGCCCAAACACGCATCTTGCCACCTGTGGTCGTACCAGTCATGGTAGCCAACAGAATGTCAATCGTGTCTGCCGAAGCATTGTACAGCGGAAGTTCTGCAACAACAGGCGAAGTCACAGCGCCAACAGCAGCAGCATCGTAGTCGAAGCCATCAGCAACAAAGTCGGTGTTACCGCCAGTGATACCAATGTCAAGCGTCAGGTCAGTCGAAGTACCCGCATGGGCTTCAATGACCTCTGCACCACACGAAAGAATCTGGCACTGAGCGGGCAGTTCCAGAGCTTCGATGATGTCGGCCTGAGCCAGTGCGCCACCTTTAGCAGTGACAGCAGCAGCGAAGTCAACGATGTTGTCGATGACGTAGGGGGTACGACCTGCAGTCGAGAAAGCACCACCAGCGCCTGCGAGAGTAGTAACGGTAGCCATAACTAAGTCCTCCTATCAGGCAAGGTTGTATTTTGCTGTCGCAATAGCTTCGGGACGAAGAATCTTGCGACCATACAGATGCATACCACGAACAACGTCAGCAAACGAGTCGGGGTCACGGTAGGTTTCGGTTTTGTTGATCTGCTCTGCAGTTGCAATAGCAGAATCATGACCTGCAACAATCACACCATAGTCGGTGTTCTGGTTTGCAGTACCCGTGGTGCCAGCACCGCCACCCACTTTCGGCAGGTTGTTCGACACGTACACACGGAAACCGTTCCAGTTATTCAGGGTCAGACCATTGCGAAGAGCACCCGAATCGCCGTAGTCAGCGTTCAGGAAACGGCTGTCTTCGTCCATCAGGACTTCCATCATGATCGGATCAACAACCAGCCAACGGCCTGCTTTGTCCACGTTTTGCTGGTCCAGCAGACGAGCCATACGGTTGATCAGCATGACAGGCGAAACGTGAGTTGTGGGCAGAGTGGTTGCACCCGGCAGACGAGCAGCGACAGGGATCGAATGA